AAATTTTCACGGTCAAGTACACCCCCACCGACACTTCTTTTTCTGGTGAGTTCTTGATTTAGATCGTTTTCAGCTTTGCGCAATCTCTCTCTATTTGCGTCACTTTTACTAGCATTATATATTTTCAGTGCTAAGATTGCTTCTTTTTCTACTTTCGACATTATTTCAGCGTTCTTGCGCTCCGCCCAATTTTGTACAGCCTTAAATCCCATAACAGCTAAAGCGCCTATCGCTACTATAAGTGCTGCATAAGGACCGCCAAGCATACCAGCTATAATAGTCGCATTTATAGCACCTTGGGCAAAGGTTGCAAGATCTTCGTCTCCAGTTAAAGCAGCGATTTGATTACCCAGAGATTGACCTACTGATAATAACATCAGCCCTACTCCCAGCCTCATTCCAAAACCTTTAAAGAAGGCCGCTTTTAAACCAGGTCTTAATTTTGTAAATTGGCCTTTACTGTTTCGACCAACTGTAGCGTTTTTACCGGCAACCGCCCCAAAAACTCCGGCACCTCCAGTAAACGCCATCATAATACCTGCTCTTATTGCACCAAGTCCAAAGAAAGAAGCTATTGTAGCTCCCAAAGTTAACATTCCCTCTGCAGTAATCCACCCACTTAGTCCCTCAAGAAACTTGCTTTCAAATGTTCCTTTTTTAAATATTGTCTTCTTCATATCTTCTTGTTTTTCAGTGGTTAGGTAACTCAATATCGCATCTTTAAGCATACTACCAAGGAAAAAAGCCGCTCCAAGCTTAAGCTTGCCTACGCCTAAGACGCCGCCTATTATAAAGCCTACGACACCAGCTGAGAATGCATCTGTGACTGATTTTCCTATTTTCTTTTTTTGATCTGGAGTAAGTATAACGTTTTTAGGATCCAACTTATCAAATATTTTTGCAATAACTCCTTCACCAAACGCTTGAATGAGAGTAATTATAGCGCCTCCTAAGAATAATGCACCAAAGGCAGTGCCAGCTGCTACTGAGATTGCGGCTAACATTCCTCCTGCAGCTACTCCACTAAATAGTGCTCCTATAATTTTAGAGCCAAAACTTAATAGAGCCTCTATGCCGCTGCCTTTCTTAAACCCAGATTTAAATCCAGCACGCATTCCGGCTGGCTGCTTCGAAGGTGTTGCGCCTTTCTTTGATGCACGCTCAGCTTCAAGCCTATCACCTGCATTACCTCGTTGACCGGTCACAAATGCTGTCAGCATTGCTGCAGTTCTATTTTGTCCTTTTACATTATCCTCTAAAAGGTCGTTAGTTTGATTTATGCCTTTTACGATGTCTGATAATGATGCCATTTGTTTATCCTATCCGTTGGATTTATTTTGTTGTTCTTGCTGCAATTTTTGTTCCTTCAAGTCTTCTACTAATAGTGTTACGTAAATTTCCCTTTCCCATGGTATCATATAATCAATATCACTAAGCGTCCAATTGTGATTCTGCATTAGTTGATAGTTAGTCTTATAATAATTTACCAAGCTCTCATGTGAAAGGGCCACTAAAAAAAATCTTGTATTCCTTGTATTTTATATTCATTAGCATGTTTACATTTTCCACAGTCAAATTTACCATCATGTTTAATAGTGGGCATTTTTTCAGTAAATTCCAGAATCGTATTAAACTGCTCTGATGTAAGAGATTCCACGAACTCGTCTATTGCCTGCGGTGTTTCATCCGCAAATATAATTTGTTCTTCTTCGGTTTCAAGAGTATGCATACACATAGCAGCTGTTTTAAATAATAATTCTGATTCAGTTTCTTCTTTCGTTCTCTCCATATTAGCCATAGCATTAAATTCAGGATACTGAAGTTTTAAATTATATAGTCCTCCTATATCAACATGATCAACATTTTCTTCTGGAAATACTATATTCACTTCATTAATAGGTATTGTTACTTCATTATCTGATTCACATTCTGAACATTTAAAAGTTAATTTTGTACTTTCACCTACAGATTTTGTTCTCATTTGTAAAAAGATATATTCAACATCAAAAACTTTTAATTTATTAATATTATATCCATCTAAAATACATGCAGCTAAAGTATTTAATACTCCTCGCAGCATTTGTTTTTCGTCTTGTGTTTCGAAAGCCATTAATAATATCTTCTGTTCTTTTACTAAGAATGGTCTGAATTTTAATTTCTCCTGAGTTGATGGGACTGTCAGTTCATAACTAGGGGTTTGATTTAGTTTAGGTAGTGCCATTTTTTCACTTTCATGTTATATAAATTATCTTAAAACTCTTGATATTGCGCCTGCAACAGCTGATGATCCTATTATGCTGCTTACATTAAATCCGAATGGTTTCCCTCTATTAGCAGAAGATCTCCAGTTTTTGTATGAGAGTTGCACATTAAGTTCAACTACTCCATCTATACTTCCATCTCCTAATTGTATCTGACTCATCGATGTAGGAAATGCCTGTATTAATTCACAAGAATATACTGTATCATTTTGACCTATAAATCCAAGATCAAGTTCTCCGGTCAGAGCTCGTATCACTCCGCCTAAAGGCTTTGAACCTACAAACTTATCTATTAGATTAGATGCCATAGGTGGAAGCTTTGGAATACCGAATGGTGTCTGATAAGTTGGTGCACCGAATCCTCTTCTCAACTGGTGGATCTTTACATTAAATGCGTATTCGTTTAGATATCCGACCTCAAGACTCTGTTGATCGATACATAAGTTTTGCCATGTCTCAAAATATTCCCTTATGCCATAATCATTTAAACAACGAAACGTTAAACTTACATCGTCAAATGCATGATCAGTTGCAACCTTTTGACTGATGAGTCCTATTTGTCTTTGTTGACTCATGATTTGTCTACCAGGTAAATTTACACCTGAACATAATAGATTTAGTTCACGACTTCTGAGACCTGCTAACGGAGGAAGAGATACACCGAATACATTACCTCTTGCGACCCCACCTTTACTTGAGACAAGAGCTTTTAGGTCATCAATTGTTTGTACTTCTGCCATTAAATCATTCCTCTTGAATCTGCCCAAACTGCGGTTTTACTTGCTTTTTCAAAACTAGCAGTTGGCAAAAATGTAGCTATCTCCCACTCAGAAGCAGGTACTCTTGCAAATCTACTTTTAACATTAGCTGTCAAATATCTTTTAAAACATGGTTTAAAATATCTCATACTTGATGCTTTTTTTAATGTACTATACGATAGATTGAATTTTGTATCATCATCATATTTCTTGTCACTTGCAATATCCATCAGTGCGTCAAGTAATTTAGCTCTTAATACCATTGGAAGATAATGTAGATTTAAACCAGTGAATCCACCTGCAGCAGGACCAACAATAATAGTTAATGGAAACTTATCATAATATGGTAATGTAGCTTTTGTTTTTGGATCATAGAAATACATAAACATTCCGCCTGGAATATGTCCAGATTCTGTTTTTAATGCTGGTTCTTTTAATAATGCATTATTGTTTACTCTGCCAAGATAGCCAGCTTGTTTCTGAAACCACGCACGTGATTCAGCTGTTCTTGGCGTAATACCTTTTTTAAAGGCTGCTAGTTCTAGTTTTTGAAATATGTTACTCATGATCTTATTTATACTACTTTTTTCGTTTTACATAAGGTTTTAGTGGTTTTGTAGATTTAGGTTTAATACCCATGCGTTCAAGAGTATTCTCTGTCCATACAACAAATTTCCATCCACGTTCCTTTGCAAACCTTTCAGCAGCTTTCCATTTGTTTTGATTCTTGACATAATCCATAGACTCTGATATGTATCGTTTTGTCTTACGTCCCTGGTACACGGGCGGGCGGGTCTGCTTATCAGGTTTTATTTCTATTAACCATGTTTCATTGTTGTTAAATTTTATTTTAAGATCTACAAAATATCTGTGATAACGCTTGTCTACATCCCATAAATAAGGTATGACTACTTCTTCTGAAGACCATTTCAATACCTGTGGATTATTGTCGCACCACTTAAAACAATGCCTCTCCCATAGGGATCGGTATACTACCTTAGACGAATCTCCGGTATACTTTGCAGGATTTTTAGGTTTGTATTTTCCGCTATAAGCCATGTAACTCTGTATAAATAGAATCAAAGTAATATTTATAAG